CTGCTGCTGGATCAGCTTCAGCGCCATGTCGCGCGTGTAGGGGTTGGACAACAGCCGTTCGATTGTCGCGCGGTCAGGCGTGCCTGAAGCGTCTGCCACCTGCATCTGCTGCGGCTGGGCTGCTGCGGTTTCTGCCTGTGTCGGGCCGCCAAGCGCCATCTTGTGGGCTTCGTTCCACTTCTGATCATCGAGCGGAAACGGCTTGCCGCTTTCCCATTGCGCCATGGTCTTAGCGAGTGGCACCGCAACTGCCGGGTCCTGCAGCATCTGAGGCGTGAGAACTGTATTTGGTGACACGCCAAGGCTCTGCGCAATCTTGGCGACGTACTGCGGAGACGAGTTGCCGCCAGACCATTTCCGGATAGCTGCATTCAACGGCATTCCGGCGTAGCTGCGGTTGAGCAGATCGAACTGCGCGGCAGCCCCGCTTGTGGCATCGGGGAACGTCGCAATCTTGTTGCCGCCGCCGATGACCTGAAACCCGGTCGCGCCAAACTTCTTTGACGAAGGACCCGGCCACATGGCGCCGGGGTTGTTATGCCTGATTGCCGCCGGCGCCCCGCGCATATTCTGCGGCGCCATAGCAGCCGCCACCTTGGGCACAGACTGCGCAAGCCCAGGTGATGCAAACTTAGCCACGCCCAATTCTTCATCGGACAGCGGCTGGACTGGCTGCGACGCAGCAGCAATAGCGCTTTGCGGCGGCGCACCGGCAGACGATGACCCGCCCGTCATAGAGGGCAACATTTGCATAAGCGCGGCGTTGGCGTCTGCCTGCAAAGCAGCGTCCTGAGACTCGGCCTGATCCTGATTCAGACTTCCAGAGATTGCCTGAGCGATACGCGCGGCAGCCTGCGTCCAGTGCCCCACGGGTGACGTGTCCGTGCCTTGACTCATAAGCTGCTGAGCAAGGCGACGGCGGTAATCAATATCGCCTAGGCCTCTCTTGGCTTTGGGAAGCGCAACGTCATATGTTTTCATTTAAAAACCCCCAAGCCCCCCGAACATCGCGCCCGCAAGTGATCCTCCGCCCGTCATTGGTGCGGCCAGCACAGACCCTGCCAAGCCGCCAATGCCGCCCATCATTGCGTTTTTCTGCTGCATTTGCTGGTTGTAGGCCTGCATCTGCGCATTGTACGAGTTGTAAGCGTTGCCGCTTACGTCGGTGTTCGCGACTTGCCCGCCCTGGAACTGGCTAAACTGCGGCATGGTCACTTGCCCGCCGCTCATCAGCGCGCCGATCTCATTGATCGGCTGGTTACGGATGGCCAGTTGCTCCTGCAGGGCTCTATCCCGAGCCGTGCCCGCAACAGACATCTCTTGCCCCGCGTACTGCCCCGCATTGAGCACCGCCCCATAACGCGCGTCATTCACAGCGCGGTCCTGCAGGGCAATCGCTTCGCGGTAGGCCTCGGACCCAGGCATCACACCCTGGTTAGCGAGCTTGGCGTCCAGCGCCTGCCTGTCTCGATCTATCTGCGGCTGCAACCGGCCTTGAATCGCGTCCTCATAGTGCTGCCGGTCATAGGTCGGCATATCGGGCAGGTTGCTGGTATCAATCGGCTTTGACAACGTGCTGTCCAGGTTCGTCAACTGGCGGCCAGCAATGTCGTTCATTTGCGAGCCAAGGCCCACTTGCTGGTTGTACAGCTTCTGCTGCTCAGGGCTGAGCGTCGTGGTGCGGGTGTATTTGGGGACTTTGATCGTCCCGCCGTTGCCGTCTGGGATCGTCTCGTAGCCGTTGACGTTGTAGTTGACACTTCCCGTGGGCCCACGCTCGTTGGCGTTGCCCATGGTGGTGTTAGCAATAGCCGTGTTGACGTTCGAACTGGTCTGCGCAGCGCTCGTCTTGTTCGGATCTGGCGCCGCCGGGGCCTTGGGTGAGTCCATTTAGAGGTATCCCTTTAGCTTGAAGTCTTTCTTGAGCAGACCGAACACGCCCACATGACCGCCATCCTTGGCCGCGCGGCGCTTGACGCCTTCACGCACAAACCCAAGCCGCTGCGCTGCACTAATCGAGCGCTCGTTGGAAAGTGCGATTTCAGCGGTAACGCGCGTCAAACCCAACTGGTTGAAAGCGTATCCGAAAGCCCGTGCTAGCGTGCGCGGGGGCACAAGCCGCAATCCAGCCCCTGCCATGGCGATCTGAATGTCATTTCCACGGTGATCATAGAAGACAATGCCGCCGGCGAGCGCTTCGTCTTTCACCAAGCCAATGGCCACGCAGGGCACTTCAATCTTGCCTTCGCCCGATGCCATCTTCGACACCCAGCGGGCGACCACCTCATCAGCACCAAACAAGAGCCCATCCACAATGCGCGGGTTCACAGTGCATCCCCCACTTCAAACAGCAGCGTTGATCCGTTGTATGTGATCTTTTCAGGCGTATTGACGCCGATCACAACAGCAGCTGAAAACCCTTCGCCGCGCATGGCCTGCCACAGCGCACTTGTCCGAGACGGCGGCGCCCAATCGGTTGTATCCCAGTCGCCGAAGTCCCATTCCGTGCCTGATGTGGTGGCTGCAGGGGCTGCAACGGTGGACATTTCTTCGGAGTAATCTAGCGCCAGACCCACAGCCGGGCGATAGCCAGTCGGGCCGAAGATCAGCGGGCGAATGCGCTTAAAATACTTGGTGCGGTCCGTGCCGAACTTTGAGAACGCATGAACCGCTACGCCTTCAATGTTGGCGCCATCGTCCGTCGTGCTCGAATAGCGATAGACGTTGCCGTCTGGAGCGCCGAAAAACAAATCCGTGCCCTTCAGCGCCCAACAGTTGGCGTTGATGCCCGTGAACCGGCACCAAGCGCCCGTGTTGGAGTTCATGACGAACTGCATCGATGACGTATCTTCGACCGTCGGGACGTTGATAATCAGCAGCTTGCCGACGGGGTACTCCTGCACCTGCCAGTTCGCTGCCGTCTCCGCGTCGTCATAGGCCTCGGAAAACGCCCTGCGGATCTTGTCCGTGATCGCCACACGGGCCTGAGCCGATTCCGCCCTATTGAGCACGCCAGACAGCGGAATTAACCCCTGCGTGGTCAGAATGCCGATATCGCCACCCACCTTGATGAAGCATCGGCGCCCAATGGGCTCAGCCACCTTGAACGTGCCGACTTTGGCCCATGTGTCCGCCGAACTCGGATCGGTGCCAGAAAAGATATGCAGTTCGCCCTTAGACGTTAGGAACACGCCTAGGTCTTCCATCCCAGATCCGCCGTCACGGGTCCAAGAGGCAATGGCCATCAGGTAACCGCCAAGCTTGGAATGAGGCCCAAGGTCAATGGATGTGGCAGCGCCGGCAATCGAAGACACGCCCAAATACCAAGCCTTTAGCGTGCCCGTCTGCGCGAACCACAGGCGTTGAATGTGGCTGGTGATGTTGACGAGGGTCGAAGCTGTGACACCCGTTAAAGATTGCGTGGCCCACGCCGCCCCGTCATAGGTGCGCAAGCCATCGGCGCCGTTGACCGCGCACAGGAAGTTGCCGCCAGACGTGGAAAACATCACGTTTTGCCAGCGGCCATTGGTCAGAGAGCTTAGCGACGCCGCACCCACGGCCCCTTGCGAACTGGCGTTGTAAATGGCCGTTGCGGTTGCTGCAAACAGCGTGTTGGTGCCGTCAATGGCGCTGTATTCCATCAGCGCTTGGATCGTGCTCGGCAGACCCGTGCACCAATCCTCATACCCGTTGCGCGTTTCAACGGCGTTATCGCCTGGAATGATGTTGTCCAAGACAACCGCATCCTCAGGCTTCATGTCCGTAACGTTGTCGCGCGCATTCCAGCCGCCATACGGCGGGGGCAACTGGCGAACCGTGGAACTCATGCGCCGCGTGGCGCGGCTCAGGGGCTGTATGATCATTCAAAGACTAGCGTTTCAGGGACCCTGGGAGGATACGGGTAGCGCTCCAAAGCGCTGCCTCCATCCATACGCAGAACACGTCTTCCGCCATCCATCTTAATGAGGTCAGCCTTGCGCATTTCGTATTCAAGCTTCTCTTCCGCATAGTCGGTCCCTTCCGCCTTGCGATAGCGCCAGATGGTGCCAAGGATCAGCAGTTCGTCATCGAAATAGGGGAGATCGCCGTCGTCTTCAAAGCGCAGCCGTTCCGTGGTCGCGGTCGAGTCAATCGCGATGTAACGGGTGATGTACTCGTAAGCGATAGTCTCGCCAGCGGGTGGCGTGGGCGTCAAATAGAACTTGCCGCCCCTCATGATAAACTCATCGTAGACGTTGACGGTAAGGGACGCTTGGCGGCGCTGCCAATCTTCCTTCGTGATCGGGCCACCAACCTTTTCGCGGTTTGTCCGATTGAAGGCCGTGTCTTGGATCATACGCAGATAGCCGGTCGGGATGCCGCTGGTCTGCTCAGCCGCCGCAACCGTCGTGAACGTGTGTTCGCGCTGGATCTTCTCCCAATCGTACTCGGCAGCTAACTGCCGGCACGTTCGCGTCATGTGTCGCAGGATAGCCTGAGCCTCGTGGTTGTCCGTCTCAGCCACAAGCCCGACGGGCCTATGGATCAACAGTTCATCCGCAATGTCTTCAGCAAGGCTCAGGATATTGCTCATGCGGCCACCTCTTCACGAGCAACGGGCGGGCGCCCGCGCTTTTTCTCAGCCATCTGCCCCTGCATCTCAAGCAACATGGCCTTCATCTCTTCAAGATCGCTCTTGAGCGCCTTGTTCTCGTCTTCCGTAGCCTGCAAGCGCATGGCCGTTGCCGTCTTGTCGAAAGACGCCAAGAACAGCTTGGCCTGCTCACGCAATTGGATCATGCCGGGCAGCCTGATCTGTGTGATGGTCATCTCATTGGCTTCCGCCAGCTCTTCGACCGTACGCACGCCAGCCGCTTTGATGATTTCAGCCTTTTCCGACGTAAGACCGGACCATGCCGAAAGCGGTGTGCCGTGCGTCGGCACGTCCTGGCCGGTCTTCCATGCGTCATAGGCTGGCTTGATGAAGTTCCAGCGCGCATGGGCCATCTTGGCTGCTTCGTTCTCGCTGTTTTCTTCCAGCGGCTGCAGCTTTGACAGCCTGGAAACAGCGTCTTCCGTCACCCGAGACTGCGCCATGCCGATAGGGGCATAGGCGACCATGTCGATTTCGCGCAAAGAACCGTCTGCGTTCGGGCGATAGACGGTCCAAAACTTCAGCACCCGAAACCCGTATTTTTCAGCCATTGTGTCTTCCTCGTTGTTTTCTCTACGCCAGACGCATGGAAGAAGGCGGGGGCCGAAACCCCCGCCCTCCGTTGCCTTAGAAGGGGAAATCGCACAGCACGAGCTTTGCCGATGCGTCCAGCGCAACAGCGCACTGGTGATCGGTCGCAGCCGTGGTCACGTCCAAGGTGCCGTCCGTGGCGCCCGTGGGCGTCAACGGGTCGCCATCTGCACCAGCGGTCAGAGCCGTGGTCAGCGTGGCAACGCCCTTGATCTGGATCCAGCAATATTCGCCGTCTCCAGGGGCCGCCATCAGCACACCAGCGCCAACCTCAGCCGAGTCCGAAAGATCGGACGTAACGACCGTATAGGCGCCGGCAGACGTGCCGGAGGGAGCGTAGTAGTACGCCACGTTACCAGCGGCAGCCGCAACAGCACCTGCGCCCGTGTCGTACTGCACGAACTTATATATCTGGCCGCCAGACCCATAGAAGTGATCGCCAACAGACGGCGCGGTGCCATCGGTCAGAGTGGTGGACGTCCAAGTGCCCGTCAAAAGGGCTCCAGCAGAGAATGTCATATCTGATGTTCCTTATTGATGATCACGAGGCGTCAATCACAACGCCCTGAAGCGAGCGATTCGAGCAGGCAAGCTGCCCCATCCAGTAAATCGGGATCACAACAGCGTCCTGATTGACCGGCACCTTTTCGTCGTCTTCCGTCCAACGAGCTTCGGGATGCTCCATCAGATAGAGGTACTTGGTGTTGAGGAAGTAGGCCTTTTCCGCCGTGGTGCCAAAGTTGGTGTTGCTGTCGAAGATCACAGCCGCATCCTTGTACTTCAGCGACGTAAAGCCGGCAGCGGCCATCTTGGCGTCGGCATAGCGCTGCAGATCCTGCAGGCCACCCTCATAGATGGTGTAGAAGTCGTGAGACGTGACGATCAGGTCGGGCTTATCGACACCGCGCGTCTGGCTCAGCCACTGCTCATTCCAAGCGGCTTTGAGCGTGGCGTAGGTTGCGCCCGTACCGGACACTTCCTTGAACTTGTTGCGCCAGAAGGTGTACGTGGCCGAGTTAATGCCGCCGACCGTGCCCTGGCCGTTTGTCTGAATGACGTTGGCAAGGCCGCCGATCTGGTTTGTCAGAGCGCCGTCCGAGTAGAGGTCCACGCTCATGTTGTTGGCAGCGGTCGCCATGGCAACATCCACGCGCGCCTTGACCAGATTGATCATGCGCTCTTGGCTGTTGTTCATCTTCACTTCGCGACCCGATGCCGTGACGTGCAGGGCAACCTGTGCCCAATCGTACTTAGCAGCCGACAGCACGTCAGACGCGCCGATGTTCAGCGTGTCGTAACCGCTGTAGCGCTGGTACGTGGCGTTCTCTGCGTAGCTGAGCGGGATGGCGATTTCATAGCCGCCGCCAGCGTCCGTCTTGATGTTGCCGCGCTCCTTGAGGAGTGTCAGCAAGCCGTTGTGCGAGGTGACGTTGTCGACCACTTTGCGCTTGTGATGGCGCATGGTCGTTGTGACCATTTCGGTAAAGGTTGAGTTGGGCGAAGCCATATCTCAGGATTCCTTATGCTGCTTGGTTCTTGTTCCAGACGCCTTTCAGCGCCGCATCTAGGTCGTCTCCAACTGGTACTGACCGCGCCTGTCCTTTGATGTTCACGCCGGCGGCTCGCTTTGCTTCTGCGGCTTGCTTCTTGGCCTCTTCCATGCGCTTGGTTTCAGCTTCCTTTGCCTGCTCTGCAAGAATGCGTGCGCGCACCGTCGGATTGGCCCAGCGAGCGGACTCGTAGGCTTTCTCTAGGATTTGCGTGTGCGAGAGGTTCGGGTTAGCCGTCCGCAATGCGGTGATCTGGGCTAAGATGTCGTCCGTCAGTTCTTCAAAGTCTGCTTTGCCTTTGGAAAACTCAGTAACAGCGCTTTCAAGAGAGGCCTGCCGTGCTTGGGCTTCCGCGCGCTCGCGACTGCCTACGGTTCCCTTCAGGGCATTGATCTCTTGCGTAAGCTCGGAGACTTGGCGGAGCAGTTCCGTGTTTTGCGGGTTTGCCCCTTGACCTGCGATCTGTCCAAGGTCGACGCCATAGACGTTGGCAAGCTTTGCGATGGCAGACACCGGGTCACGGTCCAGAGCACGCTGGGCGCTAAGCAACTGGGACATGCCCTGCTCGTAGCTCATGCCCTTTGCGCGGAACGTATCCTGATGCTGTTCCAACAGCCGGCCAACAGGCTCGAACGCTTTGACAGCGGTTCCCAAGCGCGAAATGTGCTCGTGCGTTTCCTTGTCCCGCTGCACAACGTAACTTTGCACTTCAGGTGGCAAGGACGCAAACTTAGCTTTCATCTCTGCGGACCATGAGATGGGTACTTCGCTGATGGGCGCTGGCTTCTCTTGCGCTTCAGCTTTTTCCGTCTCTTGGGGCTGATCTACCGGCGCGGGCTCTTTTGTTGCCTCTACCGGATTCTTCTGTGCGAACTTGCCATCGTCTGCACGAGGCGGCGGTTCGCGTGTGGCTTTCTGAAAGACCTTGGCTAGTGCTGTATCAAGGTCTTCTTCCCGTGGCGCATCGTTCGCCGTTTCAGGCGCTGATGTTTCGACGGCTGGCGTGGAATCTTGAGTAACCTGGGTGGCATCCGCAGGCGCTACAGCGCCCACGCTTGAAAGGTCTTCCATATGCAGGACTCCTAGAGTGTGCTGAGCGGGTCAATCCGCTGCGGCTTCTTGACTGAGGCTGCTGCCTCTGGGTCGTATTTCAGGCCGTGCTTCTTTGCGAAACGCTCGTTGACGAAGCCACGGGGCTTTGCCGGCGGGTCGACCTCGACACAGCCCGAACGCTTGAGGTCTTCCCGGCGGGCCGCGCGGCCATCCACGGGCTTTCCGGTTACAGGGGAGACGTACTCCGGCAGATCGCCGCGAACGTAGGAGACCTTGGGCCGGTCAGTTTCGCCCGTAAGGACATTCAGCCAGTATGGGCCGTGGTCATCAGTCCGCAGCCGCCAAGGGTCGTTACCGCGCCAGTCGCTCATTGTTTCACCAGATTAGGGGATGCAATCAACGCCGGATCATACAGACGCACGCCTGTAGGCGTTTCATATCCAGGAGGCTCACCGTCAGTCCCGACAAATGCAGCCCACTCCATGGCGATGCCAGTGCGAGCGTCGATCATGTCGAGGAGATTGGTACGCTCGAAGAGGTCGGCTTCAGGTGGCCAGCCGCCTTCTGGCGTGGGCTTCGTCAGGGTGTCTGCGCTCGATGAGTGATACCAGAAGTTCCAAAGCGAGCGTGTGCCCGAATGCGGGACTTCCGCGATATGCACGTGCACGAGAGGGACAGGCTCACCGCT